CCAAGACAAGTGTTTGGAAGAATGTCTTGTGTCGCAAACAGTCCTAGTCCATGTATCTCAGATGGTTCAAGTGTTATACACTTTGGTAGTGGTTTATACATCACCGTCAGGTAAGTCGAGTATCCATCTCACTAAAAGTTCTGATTCACTTAACGTAACACTGTTTGGTGGCATCGGAATGTCACCCCAGTTACCTACTCCACCATACATCACTGTCTTTGCAAGTGTGCGAATCTCTGTGACCCCTGCACCATTATATCTTATTGAGACTGCACGAAATGGTGGCCCGACTAACTTGTGATCCACCGCATGACACATCGCACATCTTTTTCTTTTGAACAGTGAATATACAGGATCATTAACATACATAGTAGAGTCAACTTTTTGTGTGACTTTATCATCTGCAAACGCTATGACTGCGATGAACACAAACTGTAAAAGTACACAGATTGTAAGAACAACTGAGATAATTTTTTTCTTAAAAATAATTGGGTCTTCGTGCATCATCTATCCTTTTCAAATAATCGAGCTGGACATCTGTATCTTTTCGGTAATATGA